TATTAAGTGTGTCATGTCTACGATATTTGGTTCACCATCAATATATTTTTCGGCATCACGGCTCGATAATTGTTTATTATAGTGTTCCAAGAATTTTTTAAATGAATGACTACGCATTTTTCGCAACTCAATATTGAGATATTCTAATACAGATTCTATTTCTTGTAATTGATAAAATCTATATTCAACAATTCCGGGCATATCTCTGGCATTTCTTTCAACATTTCCTGCTAAACTAATATCTTTTCTTGCTTCTGAGATTTCTTTTTCATAATATGAAATTGCATCTACGATGGTATTCATATTATTTCTAACTTTTTGTAGCCATCCACTCATTTTTTATTCCATATCATCTTCTAGATCATCATATCCAGCTAAAATTTCTTTAATTGCTGTTTCTAAAATAGAACAGTGATCAGACATTTCGCTTTTATGTTCTTCTATATCTATTCCATATTCATCTAACATTTGCAAAACATGTTGTGCTGCTTCTTGTTTTTCTTTAATTGGAATATAAACTTTTACAGTATCCCATATTTCCAAGAACAGACTAATTTCTTTATCAATCATAATATTTATTCCTTTATAATACAAATGAACGGGAATAAATCCCGTCCATCTATATATGTTTTTGTTAATTGTTTTATTATTCAGATTGATTTTCTACATCAATTTCTTCTGAAACTGTTTCTGTATTGTTAACTAATGAAAGAGTGATATGTTGATCAAATTCCAACATAACGGTATCTAAACAAAAATTTGTATTTCTATCCCATTCTTTTTCATATAACTTTATTATTTCTCCTGTGCTTTCACTGATGTATTCCCATCGGTTTCCGCTTTTTTTAAGTAATCCAGCTTTTTGGAAAAAGTCGAACATTCCGCTATATGGATCAAGTCCTGTGCTATATGGAATTTCTAATTCAACTTTTTCAAATGGTTTAGCATATCTGGTTTTCATTACTTTACATACTGCACGAATACCATGAACGTCCGTGGTTTTAACCCCATTTTCATCCGTTTTTAATTTTAATTTATTGATAGCAACTAGAATACTAGATGCAAAAATAAATCCACTACCGCCCGATACGACTGGATCAGGGTCAAACATATTTTGCGATGCATAAACGTGGTTAGTCGCAACTAATCCAATATTATAATCACCAAACATATTGACACAATTTGTTACCAATGCTTTTAATGCCTTTGGTTTTCTACCCATATCGCCTTTAAGGTCGCCTTTTGAGAACTGATCTATATCGGTTGGGGTTAGTAACATACCAAGACTATCTACAACAAATAATACTTTTGGTCGTTCTTCATCTGGCTTATCTGCGTAGTCTGATTTATATTCTTTTATAAAATCGTAGATTATCTTGGCAACATCATCAATCATTGCTACGTTTAATTTTAACAATTTATCTTCTGATGTATCAACATCTAGTGCATTTAACCAAGTTTTATCTAGTGCATTTTCACTATCAATCAATATAACAAAAATACCTTGTGCTTGTGCATTTTTTACGATATTACCACTTGCAAGAAATGATTTACCGCTGCCACTTTCGCCTGCAAAAACAGTAACTTTACCAAGTGGAACACCTTTATGCCAGTCTCCACTAATAAGTTTATTTAAAGTATAATTTCCAGTCGAAATCCATGTATCTGGGTCACGAAAACCTATACTCATTCCCGGAACACTTTTAGTTAAACTTTTTCGCAACCGCGAAATATCAAATGGTTTTACCATATTTTCTCCTATTTAATAATTAAGATAGTCAAGGGAATTACCCCTTGACTATAAGAAATCTACAATTTATGAAGATTTGCGGTTACGAATTGCTGCAAGAATATCTTGGGCACTTTGCTTTGTTGAATTGTCGGCTGGTTGTTCAACTGACTTTTCTGCAACTTTTGCAGCAGGTTTTTGTGATGGTTTCGCTTTCGACGATTGATCATCGCCTGCTTCCTCACTATTATTTGGATTATCTGTCATTCCAGCCATGCCTGCTGGACGATAAAATTCACCAAAACGTTCAGGATCATAAAGTTGACCATCAACGCTTGCTTCAAACATATCAAAGATTGCTTGAAGTTCTTTTTCGCCCGGTTTCTTTGGTAAGAACTCAGAAAGATTGAATAGACCGTGAGTTTGAATTGCATCACGTTCTACTTCAGTTAAGCTACGCTCACGTCTAGCCCACGAAGATGTGGTCCAATTTGCATACTGGCCTTTTGTAGTTTTGGCTAGTTTGAAATCAGTTCCAGCTTCGTAATCTGTTGGAATTTCAGGAAAATCTGGGTCCATCAGTGCTGCTTTGACAATATTAAATATTTCAGAAGTAAACAAGAAGCGGCGAACAGGGTTCTCTGGGCTATTTTCTTCTTTCAAAGAAGAATCTACAACAAAACCTTGGAACACAAAGCTACGCTTTTTCCAATAAGTTTTTGCCATTTCTTCCATAGCGGTATCTTTGAACCAAGGACGAATTTCGTCATGAATTGGGCAACGATCACCCCACATTTCAACACAAGGAACAGTAATTTTTACTTGCTTGTGTTCGTCTCCGCCTTTAATTCCACTGAAAGGAATCTTGATCATTTGACGTTCTTTCCAGAAGTACACGTTTGAATCGTCTCCATCTGGTAGGAATCTAACTGTGGTTGTTGTTCCTACATCTGTATTCCAAAATGGATACAATGTGGTATCTGCATACCCGGCATTATTTCCTTTTGAACGAGTTTCTTGTTCTAGTAATTTTTTTCTGATTTCTGCTAATGTTGACATAATATTTCTCCTAAGTGTTAGTCAAATGTTAGATAAGTGTTAGATAAGTGTTAGTTAAAAATAGTTGTATTCTCCGAACAACTAATGAAATCGGTTTTCCAAGATTAGTCTAAATAAATTCCACAAATAGTAGATAACTTATCGTCGAGTTCTTGGGAAATACTTTCTAACAAACCGTCTGGTTTGTCTTCTTGTGTTGAAACTATAGCACCATTCATCAGTGATGTCAATAGTTTTTTTGCAAGGTCTACATGTTTTTTATTTAACTGATATATATCGTCGCTGAGTTGTGCAAAAATATTAGCTATTTGTTCATCTTTTGCAAGTTTTGCAAAATATCCGAACCATGCAGAAAGTCTTGCATCTTCTGTTTTATATTCAAAATTATCTGGATTTCTTGGATCAGAATCAAATGATGACCTAGCCAATTCTATCTTTTTTCCATTTAATATATCTCTTACAAATTCTTCTATTCTTGAACTTGTTTTTTTATCTTCTTTTAGTTTTTTTGCTATATTAAATACAAATGATTTATTTTCATCTTCGTTAAAAGTTATACCAAATTCTTCAAATATAGAATCATCAACTTCATCAATATTATTTTCTGTCATAAATGTTTCTATATTTCTATTATATCCTTTATGATTATTCATTTGAGTAAATTGGCGTCCAATAGAATTTATTCTTTCTGAAACATATTGAATAAATTCATCTGATGCTTCTTGTAAAGTTTTATTTTTCTTTTTGAATTTTTTTAGTGTTTCAATTTCTTCTGACAAATGGATAATTCCTTTACCAATATTATCATATGGTGTGCCGCCTTCACTAACATGAACTGTCATTGCTCTTGCGGCATTTATATTAGAAAATGGGAACTTAAAGCGTTCTCCACTTGAATTTTCTACAAATATTGCGTGTATGTTACGGGAACGACTTCCTCTTATTTCTTCATCAACTTTTTTACTATGTCTAATATATAATGTTGCATTTTCAAATTTTTGTCTTGAAGTTTTTACTGTTCCGTATGGCTTAGAAAATGATTCAGAAATTTGTTTTTCTTGTTCAGCTTGATAGATAAAATCTTTTGGTTTAATATCGTGACCAAATGTTCTTAAAGAATATGTCAATGCCTGTTGATTGGCTAAATTACGAATACTGCCCAGTAACGGTTTTAGTTCTTGTAAATTAATATTACCACCTACATTAACTTTAATAATATGTTTTTCAGCACTAGTTTCAAAATTTATCATAATATTTTTATCTTTTGAATAAAATCTTCTTGCCTCGGTTGGATCAAGCGTATCTTTTCCATCATCTGTGAAAAGAGATAATTGATGTCCGTATGCTTTCATTATTTTGAAAATCTTTTCAGAAATTTTTTCAACATCTATAGCCATAATTTTATCCTTATTTGATATTATTTATAGAAATGCCATCGGCATTGGTGCATCATAATCTTCGTCATCAAATGTTTCTCTCACTTGTTCAAAAGTATCTTCTTCATATTTGCTAACAATTAATACCATACGAATAGCTAATACTAATGACATTACCAGATCATCAGTTTCGCCTTGTTTTGCTTTATATGATGTCCCACTAGCTACAAATGTTTTTAATTCATTTATTAAATTTTTACTAGATACATTCATTTTGTCTGTTTCAATCCATTGTTTTAATTTAGCACATGCTGATATTTTTGAACTATGAGTTGTTGTGAAACCTTTTCTATATTTGCGAACACTTTGCTTTTTCTTGGGTTCACTTAAAAATACGCCGGGTATATTTTCTTCGCCCATTTCAGATATAGTAACTAAAGCAGCTTCGCCAATTGTATTATTTTCTACACTATAATATAATTCACTTTTTGGTGCTTTATTATAAATGTAATCACATATTGTTTTCAATGCAATAATTTGTCCTTTTATTGGTGTCAAATTATGTTGCCACTCTGCTACCTGTTTCAAATCCGGCAACGATAATACTTGTATTGCTGCATTATCCCCGCCTGTTCCCAAACTTGGGTCTAATGCTACCAAATACATATGACCATCTATTATTGGTTCATAAAAGCGAACTTCGCCTAATTTCATATATGGATCACGTTGTGTATTCATGTTGCTTAAATATATGCTATTGATTAATGTTTCATCAAATGCAACGAACTTTAACTCGAACTCACGCATAAATCTTTCATCGCCAATTTTGCCACGTTCAACTTCTGCCCATTTTTCATCACGATCTGGGTGTTCATTCCAATGAGCAATATAATGCTTAAATCCATTTACACCAATTCCGCTATCATTTCCATATTGATCTAATGTTTTATTTGCTTGTTTCCAAATTTGTGCAAATTGATCATTATCTTGGTTTGGGGTGCTAGTAATGATACATTTACCACCAGTTGATAAAGTTGGAGAAAGAGAAGTCCAAAATTCACTTGCAATATTAGGCGGAACGAAAGCAAACTCATCTAGATAAACTAATGAAATTGCCATACCACGTCCAGTATTTTCTGTGGTAGCTTGTGCAACTATTCTGCTATCATTATCAAATTCAATACTTCCACGATTATATGCTTTTACTCCAGCACGAATAAAATTTGGTATATTTTCATACATATATCGTATTCTGCTCATGATTTCTTGGGCACCACGAAAAACGTGTGCTGCAATTAATACTGTGCTATCAGGATTGAACATAGCATACCATAACAGATACGCAGCCGCACATTGTGATTTGCCACTTTGTCGCGGAAGCATGGATATATTATTTCTATATCCATGATATACATCAATTAATCTTTCTTGATATTCAAACAACATGAATCTCATTTTGCCCTTGGTAGGGTGCTGTAAGTAACAGTAATTTTTTATAAAATGCTTAGGGTCCATTGTGCATAATGCGATTTCTCTTATTTCTGCTGCACTTAATAGTTCCTCGCGATTTGGTTGTTTTACTATATCATTGATTAATGGCATATTGTTCCTTTAGAAACTGAACTCCTTAAAGGAGTCCAGCATTCTTTTTCAACTTATTAAGATCAACACTTTCTTTTACCATTTCTTTAGTTTCTTTTTTATTTTTCCAAGGTTCTGGTTTCAACGAAACTTTCTTTTTTGTTTCGCTTGCTTTTTCAAGATCATATGCTTTTTTATTTGGTAATGATGGAAGTTTTGCAACTTTTTGAACGGGAACAGAGGCTTCTTCAACAGATGCCATGCCTTTAAGGTTTCCGCCACCGACAGTTGCTATTACTTTATCTTTTGCTTTATTTTTAATACGTTGTTTCTGACGTTCTTTAGTTCTATCTTTATGTCTTTTGTATGACTCCATCATACTTTCCGTAGTATGCATAGCGGCAGGTTCGTCTAAATATTTAAAATTTAACATTTTTAATGTGCTGATATCATTATCAACGATTGCACCTAATCTTTTTAAGTATTGTGCGGCTTCTTGATCGCCTTGACTTGCTGCCTGACTTAATGCTTTGCCTAATGGTGAATTGATTGGACTAATTGCATTTGCTGCATAATTTCCGCCCAACGCAGTAATTCCAAGCAATGCCATTATTTTTAATTTATCTTTCATGCCTTCATTAACAAAGGCTTCTTCTAATTCTTCTTCCGCAGATTTTTCTTCATCTTCTTCATCTTCTTCATCTTCTTCTGAATTTTCATCTGATTCTTCGATTCTTACAGGCATTGCTTTGGCCCCTAAATGTCTACGAAGGCTAGTATCTACTACTGCACCAGTTGGTTGTCCATGATCGCGACGTTTACCATCAAAATGATCGGTGCTATTTGCCCATTCGCCGTCTTCGTCTTCTTCTTCGATTTCTTCAAATGTAGTAGCGTCTATGAATTTACGCATATTACTACCACTTGTTTCTGCATCACAACCGCATGGGGCTGATTGCTCTGGTTTATTGATAACTGGCACATTAGCAACAACAGAATTCATATTCAATAGTCCTGCTAATTTTTTTATTAATTCAATATCTATTGACATGATAATCTCCTATTATTTCTTTATCTTGTATTCAGTTGTTAATGGTTTTCTAGCTTTTTCTAGTTCACGCATAAACTTTGTTTTATGTTTTTCACCATGATAATCATCAGCTTTTGGATTTTTAACTTCTTTATAGTCTGGATCAGTCAATAGGGCTTTTTTCTTTTTTTCTTTACTAGTATCTTTTCCGTTATCTTCAATATATTTTGTATCTATTTCATCAAGTGGTTCTGCTCTGTTGCGAATACGAACACTTCCTTCGCCAATTCCTAACTTTGAAACTATTTCATTAAGTAAAATTTGTGGACTGACTGGTAATTTTGTTTTGAAATCAATAATGTAAACTTCACATGCACCACTGTTATAAAAATCTAATGGGGCACTTTGCATAATAGTTCTTTTAGGTGTTTCTATGTCATACGCTTCATACTTTCTTAAATGATTTTCAAGTTTATCCAATTGCTCATCACTAAGTTCTACAATAGTTTTCATACGAAATTCGTATGTTTTTTGCGATTCCATAAGATATTGTTGTAATCTTTTCATGGCGTAAAATCCTCTTTTCTTTTATTTATTGTTTTTTATCAAGAATTTCACGAATTAGGTCAGAACGAGATATTGATATACGTTCTGATGTACCATCAATCGGAACTGCATCATCGCCATTATTCTTACGTTCTTTTATTTTCCATTCAAATTTTTCTTGATCTTGATCTAATTTTGCTTTCTGTAACTGCAATTGAATTGCTTTTAATTTTCTATCCATCTTGCTTTGGCTTGCAGAAATTGCACCATTCAACATTTTTGACGCAGCGTCAAATACAGGAGCAATATTTTTATCTTCAACATTTTGGCCTATATCAATTAATAATTCAAATACTTCCATAGCTCGTTTAGATAATGCATCCATTTCACTATCTAATATTTCTAATCCTTTTACTGGACCCAATGCTTGATCAATTTTATCTACTTCGCTCAATACGCCAGCTAATTCTGTGAAATCATATGTTATTAATTCTTTTTCTTTTTCATTCACTACTTCAATATCTAACGTATCTGATATATGCATATCATCTTCTTCATTACTTAGATTAAAGAAATCTTCTAATTTTTTTGTCATTTGTTCTTTCCAGACTTTCTGTAAATTTCATGTTCCGTTACAATTCTAAATCCAATTCCTTGCTGATCACACCATTGTTTTGCCATTTTCCATTTTTCTTGATTAATGACTCCGGCAATAACATCACTTTTCTTTTTTGCATTTTCTAAAATTTGTGAACTTGGTTTTACTTCTAGCATTTCAGCTACCGTAATTCCTTGTGCATTTTTATATACTACAAAAAAGTCAGGAACATAAGTAGTTATCTTTTTAGTAAATGGATGAACATACGGAATACGATGTGATTCACTTGCCCATCCCAATATACTTGGATTATTATCAAAAAAGTCCATCATTTTGAATTCCCATGACGATCTTGCATATGGTATTTTTTTGCCCAAATATTTACTTGGATTTTTTATTTCGTATTGACCTTGATGGAATCGAGCCATGCTATTAACCAGTTGTTAAATTTGGATTACTAGTTAATTCCATTCTTTCCGGTTGAAAGGTTACGGTAAATTGCACGGGCTGACTATCACTATAATCCATTGTATCGCCTGCTATACTGGTTATCATACAATTTTTCATGATATGATCAAAAATATTAGCATCTGGACCTACTTTTTTAATTCTAATTTCAGGAATAAAATATCTATTAGTCAATGAAGTAGTAGTTAATCCGAAATTTCCAATAAGTGCATTATCATTAGATGTTACAGAATCAGTAATCGCGAATGTATCACTAATTTTATTAAGTCCATCGCCATTATTGTAATAATTTTTAGAATAAGGAATTGCTATTTTTGTTAAAAAATCATTATCATATGTATCATAAAATGCAACGGTGCATGTTCCATAATTCATTTTTGATTGAACTACTCGCTTTACATTATATTGATTCATAATTTTAGTATCAAATGAAACTTCTGGTAAGGTTGCTGTGCGAACACGTTCAAACTTAATAGGGCCACTTGGCTGATTTTGTAATTGTATTTCGAGTAAAAAGTTAAATTTAAATCTAGGAATTTTCGACATAACTGGGTCAGTTGTCGTAATTCCTAGATTTCCATAAATTTCTGAAAGGCTAATTCCCATATTTTATATAGTTTCTAATATATTAGAAACCAGCCCGGCCCGCTTGTGGTATATTACCCTGACCAGTTGATAGAATTCCAAAATCTGGGGTAAAGTTAGTAGCAGAAAGACCATCAGTGACACCAGCATGAGCATGAATTGCGTTATCATATTTTAGTGTTACCGTAATTGTAATTGGTTCAGATGATGCATAATCATTATTGCCGTATGCAACATTTTCAATATAACATCCAAGTAATGACCAAGTATCTAAAATACTAGTAGTAGGAATACTTCCGCCAATTGGATTAGAACCATCTAATGTTTCAATTGTTGTTTGAAATTTGAATGAAGATGCAGAACGTTGAACGCTTTGTGTAGCCATGTCAATTTGGCGAGTTAATTGGCCTTCAATTTGTTTAATTGTATTATTTGATACTGTATCGCGTATAACAACTTCAACCGTATTCCATGTATGTTTACCGGGAATATATACTCTTGAATTATAAACTTCTAGTGTGATGGGATCAAATGCTAATGTTGGTCTAGTAACGCTAACTGCGTTTCCAGTAATATATCTACCCGAATCAAAGTCAAATGAAACTCTAAAACGATTTTGTAATTTAGGCATTAATAAAGCACCTGTTCTTGCATCAGTGGGAACACTCATATTAATTAAGTTTTGAATAGCCATCTGTCTCTCCTTTGGAATTCGCTTTACTTTATTTATATTTTTTTTGCGTTTTTTAGACTAGATTTATTATATTTTGTTGGTTATTCATACAATACCGATGAAGCTAGGTTCTGCATTATGTATCATTATCTGCATTAACAATGAAAATACATATTGACATGGAGTGATTCGAGAGCTAAAAGAGTGTTACCGAAAGGGCGATGGTGCCCACCATATAAAGGAACTAGACATGAACACTGTTGACGAATCCGTGGTTGATGCTGTCACCGAAAATGTGATTGCTGAAATCGAAAAGAATGCAAAAGTTGCCGCAACTGGCACAAACCGGGGTCCAAAAGCACTCTTTGCAGAAAAAAAGAACATCGTGCGTGTTCTGACTGCAATCTTTGTCGATGACAAGGAAGAAATTCCTTCTCGCCCTTTGATGATCCAACTCGTTCAACTGGGTTATCTGGAAACCTTTGATATCAAGGCAGAAACTCGTGGCCGCCCCGCCAAAGGTTACAAGCTGACCGATGCAGGCAAAAAGATGATCGGTGAGCCTACCGAAGCCGAAGAAGCAGCAGAAGCCGATGCGGAAGAAGTGGAAGCGGAAAATCGGGAACTTGTTACCGAATAAGTCAACAAGCACAAGATCAAAAGGGGGCTTATGCCCCCTTTTTTATATTCTTTTTGCGGGCCAATGCTACAAAATCTGTTGCGGCACACTCATTGTCATGATATATTATCTGTAGTCATGCGATTCTAACATCTGAAAGGAAATAAAATGTTCTCAACTGTTGTTGCGTATTCTGGGTTTGCTATTACTTCTATTGTTTTTCTGATTTTGATTGCTGATGCAATTCTCAACAGGAAACGCAATCAAAGAATGTCTGATCTTTATCGTGTATCTGGTTATCCTCGCGGGGCTGCATATATGAATTTGCGTATGCTTTTTATTATTGTGGTCTGGGTTGCATCTGGGATTTATCTGTGGGGCTAAATGCAATGAAAACGATTGAATTTCATCAAATCATGGAATGGGATGGTGCTGATCATCACATTGCAACAAATCTTTGCTTTTCATCTTTTGATGAAGCAAAGAAATATAAAGACAGTTACAAAAATCATGACACGATTACAAGTCACCGTTATTATGTCCTTGATTCGGTGAGTGAAGTTCCTGCTTTCAAAAGTGATGTAGCACGTCGCAATGCACTTGCTAAGTTGACTGATGCAGAAATTGAATTTTTGGGACTGAAACGATAACAGAAAATAACAGTTGACACTATCCGCCGAATCGACTAAAACTGTCTTACGGAAAGCGAAACAAGATAGCCTACCGTGACACGAAAGAAACTGCTTGACACTAGATTGCGAATCAACTAAGTGTTAAGAGCAAAACAAGGTGTGCTAGATATGATTAAAATTCGAGACTCGCCCTAGTGTAATCTTTAATAATTTGTCTTATATATTGAGCCTTCAGTGTAGGGACGTGGCTCACCCGAAAAATAAAAACAGTGTTTTTCTATCAGTCAACCGCAACGCTATGGAGACTACCATGAAGTTCATGTATAAATCTCGCGATCAACCGTAACTAGTTGACCTTTTTAGTAACATATAGCAAATAGATAGACGTAAATATACCGAAATCGTCAATCGGTCAATCCTTAGAAAATAAACCAGAGGAATGTCAATCATGACGTGGCGATTAATCGAAGCAGGGTGAGCCTGCAATGCCTGAAAACTAGCTTGACCGAATCAAAATGCTGTGCCATAGTGACGACATGATGAAACGCGATAGTAGCAAGTAAGCAAACCTTAGATAGAATGAAATTAAGTATAGAGTAGACGGTCCTGAGTATGACCATAAAAAAGACTCAAATCGTGCGGGCGTGGGGAAACTGGTAAACCCATCACACTTAAAATGTGACGCTTATGGCTTGTCGGTTCGATCCCGACCGCCCGCACCATTACTTATAGAGTTATTATTAGTGGGCCTTTATCCTAATTGGTTAAGGAACCTTCCTCATAAGAAGTTATATCTCGGTTCGAGTCCGAGGGGGCCTACCAATAATAACGTTATATCAACCACAACAAAAAGGAAAATGAAAATGAAAAACCCGATCCAAGAATATATCGACGCCCCTCCAAAAGAAGGGCATTTGCCTCCGCAACCAAACAACAAAATGGCAATGACTCGTCTGATTAAATGGTTGCTGCGGCTGAAATGAATAAAAAATATCTTATTCATTCCGCCATTATGTCTGTTGGATTTATCATCGGCGGATTTTTCTTTGGTGGTGTAAATGCACAAACAGTATTGTATGGGGCTATTTTTACCCTTGGTTCTATGCTGACTGCATTGCGTCTTTCGTGGTTGAAATAAGAATAAAAGGCGGGGGAAAACCTCGCCTTTTCTGTTTGACAAGGCGAACAGAATCATGCTATGAGTAAGTAACAGAAATATCTTCATGGAGGCTGCAAAATGGACTTTATCACTTATACGGTTAATGTTTATACCAATGGTCGCAAAGAATGGTATATTGATGACAAACTTCATCGTACTGATGGACCAGCCGTTGAAGCTGCCAATGGTAACAAATTTTGGTATATTGATGGCAAACGTCATCGGGCTGATGGACCAGCAATTGAATACGCCGATGGTACCAAAGAATGGTATATCAATGGCAAACTTTATCGGGAAGATGGACCAGCCCTTGAATATAACAATGGTGACAAATATTGGTATCATAATAACAAACTTCATCGCACCGATGGACCAGCCGTTGAATGGGCAAATGGTCGCAAATTTTGGTATAAAGATGACAAACGTCATCGTACCGATGGACCAGCCGTTGAAGCTGCCAATGGTTACAAAGAATGGTGGATCAATGACAAACGTCATCGGACTGATGGACCAGCAATTGAAGATACCGATGGTACCAAAGAGTGGTGGATCAATGGCAATCAATTGTCTGAAAAAAAATTCGAAAAAACAAAAAATACTTGTGATGGAAAAATTGTCGAAATTGATGGCAAAAAATATAAACTGAGTGCGGTGTGAAAGAAGGCGGGGGAAAACCTCGCCTTTTCTGTTTGACAAGGCGAACAGAATCATGCTATGAGTAAGTAACAGAAACAAAGGAACGCAAAATGGCTTTTGTAGTTTACCACACCGATACCACGATCTTGCTGGAACGTAACAACCAGAACTATGCTAC